TAACTTCAATTCAAGCTATTAGTAGTCCAACTATTAAAAAAGCTACAAGACAACCTTTTCCATTAGATGAATTATCTGAACAACAATATCCAGCAGTTCTAGTTCAAACACAATTAGAAACAAAAGAAGATCAAGAATTAGGCGGTGGTGCTAGAACAAGAATTAACACATTAGAATTTTTAATTACAGGTTATACTAAAGGTGCTGAATCTAATATAGACACAGCAAGAAATGAATTAGCTGAAGCATTAGAAAACAAACTTGAAGAAGATATTACAAGAGGTGGAAATGCTTTAGACACAGAAGTTATTGAGATAGAAACTGACGCTGGACAATTATTTCCTTACGGTGCTATTTCGATGGTTGTAAGAGTAATATATGAACATCAATCGGGAACTGCATAATGAATATTTTTGATAAATTACATAAGAAAATTGACAAGATAGAAAAAAAAGCTGATGAAGTTTCTACGCTTTGTGTGGAACTAAGAGATGTTTTAGAAGAACTTGAAGAAAACCCAGATATGATTGAAGAAAATTTAGATGAAGATTTATTAGAAGAAGATGAACTTGAAGAAGAAGAATAAATAATTTATAAAGGTTATTATGGCTAAAGATATTAAAATGTATAAAGGAACTGACGAGATTACAATCAATGAAAACAATCTTGCACATTATGAAAAACTTGGATATAAGACTACTAAAGAAACCATACAACAAGAAGAATTAAAGGAGAATAATTATGGCTACTCATCACGGAAAAGAGGGCGTAGTAAAAACAGGGGTTAACACTACTGGAGAAGTTACTTCGTTCACTTTAGAAACAACAGCAGATGTAGTTGAAGATACTGCATTATCAGATTCAGCAAAAACTTTCCTTGCTGGAAGAACTTCATTTTCAGGAACTATCGAATGTCATTTTGACGAAACAGATACTTCTCAAGAAGAATGCACAGTAGGATCAAGTTTAACTTTCACATTATTACCAGAGGGTGATTCAAGTGGAGATGCGTCTTATTCAGGTTCTGGTATTGTAACAGGTATGTCTATCAACTCTACTTTAGATGGTGTTGTTGCTAGAAGTATTACTTTTCAAGGAACAGGTGCTTTAACTGTAGGAACTGTCTAATCTAATTTATGTCAGTTATAGATAGAGTTAAATCTCATTTTGAAAGTATAGAGCATATTCAAATCGAAGTAGAACAATGGAAAGATGAAAATGGAAATCCATCAGTCTTTTATTGTGAGCCTATAACACTTGAAGAAAAAACTAAACTACAATTAAAAAGTTCTGGTTCAAACGATTCTAGTATTTTAGCTGATTTGCTAGTGATGAAGCTGTTAGTTAAAAATGAAAAAGGCGATTTAGTCAAAGCCTTTCAACCAGAAGATAAGTTTGCTTTAAAGAAAAAAGCTGACGTACAAGTTATTGGTTTTATTGCTTCAAAAATTCTTGAAGGCACATTCTACGAGGACGCTGAAAAAAAGTAGAAAGCGACACTGATACCCTAAATATATTAGTGATCGCTGATAGGTTAAAAGTTCCTATTCAAAAAGTCCTAGAAATGCCAGTCAGCCATTATAATCTTTGGTTAGCCTACTTGAAAAAAGAACAAGAACAATATAAAACAAGTAAATCATTAGCTGAAGCAAAAAGGTTTAAAAAATAATGGCAGATATTAAGATAGACATAATAGCACGAGATAAATCCCAAAAGGCTTTAAACAATCTCAACAAAAATTTAAATAAAAGCAAAGTTTCTGTTTTTAATTTAAAGAATGCTTTAATTGCTATTGGTTCATCTGTCATCATTAAACAATTTTTTACACTTTCAAATACAGTTCAGCAATTAGAAAATAGATTAAAACTTGTAACAACTTCTACTGCCGAACTTAATAAAGTTTATGATGAACTATTTCAAATCTCTAGAAGAACTAGAGGTGGTTTAGCAGAAACAGTTGAACTTTATCAAAAACTTGCATTACAATCTCAAAGTTTAGGTTTAGCAAGTGAAGATTTATTACAGATTACAGAAAACGTTAACAAAGTTATTGGTATAGCGGGTGTAGGCTCTATACAGGCAAGTTCTGGTATTCTACAGTTATCACAGGCTTTTGCTTCAGGAAGATTACAAGGGGATGAATTTAGAAGTATATCTGAAAACATTCCACCGTTACTTGATATATTTGCAAAACAATTAGGTGTTACTAGAGGAGAATTAAAGAAATTAGGATCAGAGGGTAAAATTACTTCTGAAGTTATTGCTAAAGCATTATTAGTCGAAACAGAAAATATTAATGAATCTTATTCAAAATTAGCACCAACACTAGGACAAGCGACAACAAGAATAGTAAATAGTTTTACTAACTTAACTAAAAAATTTAACGAAACAACAGGCTTTGCAAATAAAACCGCTAATGTAATAGTTAAAATTTCAGACGCATTAGACAATCTAAGTGTGAGTATAGAAACATTAGACCCAAGAGTATTTCAAGCAATGGCATTAATACTAGGAAGAACTTTTATAAGTGTAGATGAAATTCAAAAAGCAATCTACAGAATGTCTATTACTAATCCTTATAACGGTGCAATACATGCTGGTATGAAATTGCATGAAATCCAAGAATCTATTTTAGTACCAATACATGCAATGGAACATGAACTTTCTGTTGAAATACCAAGTGCAACAGATAAAGCTATTGCGAAATTTAGAGAACTTAACGAGGGTGAATTAAATAAATTAAATAGTAAATTAAATAATGTTGAGATGACTATTGCTGAGGGTATTAATTCTGGCATAACTCAAATGTCTCAAGGTTTAGCAAGATCAATAGTTTTCGGAGAAAGCTTAAAAGATGTATTAGCAAATTTAGCCAGAAACATTTTAGTTAATATTCTTTCTACATTGATAGAACAAATAGTAAGAGAAAAAATTTTAGTTGGTTTAAATAATTACAAATTAACACAATTAAGTGCGCAATTAGCAATCGAACAATTAATCACAGAAGAAAAAAGACAACAGGCGGCATACAGTTCTGGTGGTAGTTCTTCTCAAGGAAGTTCTTTAGTAAGTACAGCTTTATCTTTTCTTCCTGGATTTGCTAATGGTGGTGCAGTATCAAAAGGAAAACCAATAGTAGTTGGAGAGCGTGGTGCAGAATTATTCATTCCTAATCAATCTGGTCAAATAACTCAAAGTGCTAGAGGAACAGGTGGTGGACAAACTACAGTTAATTTTAATATAAATACTTTAGACGCTTCTGGTTTTGAAGACTTGCTAGTTAGATCAAGAGGAACTATAACACAATTAATTAATAACGCTGTCAATGAACGTGGTAGAGAAAGTTTAATATAATGGCTGGTGCTTTTCCAATATCAACTGCTCAATTTAGAACTTTAGGAATTAAATCAATCCAAAGTACAATTATTTCTAAATCTGTTTCTGGTAAAAAACTTTCAAGACAAATAGATAATCAACGTTGGTCTTTTACTGTTGAAATAATTGCCGCTAAACGATCTGATGTTTATGGCGAACTTATGGCATTTATTGTTAAACAACGTTCTGGTAAAGAAAACTTTACAATCGTTCCACCAGAAATAGAAGACGCTAGAGGAACAGCTTCTGGTTTGCCAAATGGAACAGCTAGTGCGGGTGCTACTTCAATTACTTTAGGTGGTACAGGTACAGGAACATTAAAAGCTGGAGATTTTATTAAATTTGCTTCGCATGATAAAATTTATATGGTAGTTGCAGATCAATCTGATATTTCAACAGGAACTTTAACTATAGAGCCACCTTTAACAACTACGATAACTAATTCAGATATTCAATTCGATAACGTTCCATTTACCGTATATCTTACTAACGATATACAAGAATTTGGCGTTGTTGGTAATGACAAAGATGGAAATTTATTGTATCAATTCGAAATGGACGTTGAAGAAACGTTATAGATGACAAAATATTTAGTGAAACATTGGGTCAGTGCTGACTTCATAGCAGAAAAAGTTATTGATGAATCTCAGCTAGATCAAACAAAAAACGATTTAAAACAAAATACTATTCCTGATGGAAGTTTTAGTTTTGTTATGATAAAAGGAACTGAGAAAATAGAACGAACAACTTACGAGAAATATGACGAGAAACTTAACTTCAGCAATAAAGACGGCTCTAGCGACAAATGATATTAGACCCGTTCATCTTCTCACTATTGG